TTCGGCAAAAGTTGCCAACATTAACGAGCGCATCTCCAAACTTCAAGCACTGGAGTTCACAGCATGAACACCCAAGCACTGAGAACTGTTCGCAGACTTTTTTGTATTGATGGTGTGCCAGCACACATCCAGCGACACAACTGCAAACAGTGGGTCAAATCAATTCGTCACCTGGGAAGCAACTGGCTTCTCGCCAAACAAGTGGAGCGCAAATGTCAGCAGTAATTCAAACAACATTCGCAGGGAAAAACCCATTCAAAGCATCAAAAAAAGTTCCAACAATGGTTGATGTATCAGCTATCCGTGTGACCAATGACAAGCCCAAGCACAAAATTCAAGTTGGCAAATACGATGAAGTGTTTGGTCAATTGCAATTAGGGAAAGCCCTATCATGCAAGTCTGAAGAATTACGCCAACAAATTCAAACTCCCTTGGCGTATCAAGAGTACCACTTACTACACCAAAACCACAGGACGAGTCTTCGTCTTACCAAAGGACCCAAAATGAAATCGTGGCTTGAAGAATTTATTGAAGAGCAGGCATCTGTTGAGTACTGCCCGTATTGCATGGAAGAGCGTGGCGGCAAACGTGTTTGCTGTGGCGAAGTCCACTTCATCGAGTTCCGTGACTTTGACGAGGAAACACAGCGTCAAGTTGCTTGTGACGAATGGGAAGCTCATCACGGAGATGCCAAATGAATGTCTATCAAAAACTCAATGCGGCTCGTGAAGAGTTTCATCAATCCAAACTGAAGAAGTCAGGACTGAACAAGTTTGCTGGATACCAGTACTTTGAGCTTGGCGACTTCATCATCCCTGCTTTGGAAATCTTCAAAAAGCATGGACTGACTTCTGTCATCTCGTTTGGCAAAGAAACCGCAGGCATGCGGATTGTCAACAACGACAAACCGGAAGAAGTGATCGTCATTGAATCACCCATGTCTACAGCGGCCTTAAAGGGCTGTCACGAGGTTCAAAACCTTGGGGCAGTACAAACCTACCTCCGCAGGTATTTGTGGGTTGCTGCGCTTGAAATCGTTGAGCATGATGCACTGGATGCCACAACAGGCTCCAAGGGTACAGCACCCGTCATCTCTCCCCGTGGTGGCATTGGTGACGATCTGCCACAAGACATTAAGGAGTTCTTGCAAGAGTTTGCAGCCTCCGTTACCGAGTTGGTCAAGAAAGGTCAGGCAGTAGATGCCCTGGCAATGATTGACGAACAACAGTTGGAAGCAGATCAGAAGGTGTATCTGTCAAACCAACTGGATTCAACTGTGCGTTCTGCACTGAAAAAAGCCAAATCGTAAAGGAACAAAATGGCAGACTTTGACAACACTAATCGAGGCCAACTTTTCAACAACGAAAAGAAAACCGAAGAGAAACACCCAGACTTGTCTGGTTCCATCAATGTTGATGGCACTGAATACTGGCTCAGTGCTTGGAAGAAAAAGAGCAAAGCAGGTACAGGCTTTTTGAGCCTTTCTGTTCGCCCTAAGCAAGAGCAAACTCGCCAAAGCAGCAAGCCTACCAACAAGGCTAAGGCTGATGAATGGTCAGATTTAGATTTTTAAGGAGTTGACATGGAAAACCAAGAATTGACATTTGGCCAAAAGGCTTGCGGTGTTTCTTTTAATCCTGGCGGTCATGTAATTGTTACCGACATCAAACAACAGTTTGCAGACATTGTCGATACTTTGCATGGTCATCGAGAAGCGGCATCAAATCCTGAAGTAAAACGAATGCTCAGTGTTGCAATCACTGAAGCACAAACAGCTCAAATGTGGGCAGTAAAAGCAGTTACTTGGACGTTCTGATTAACGGGCCGAAAGCGGATGCTGGTGCAACGATCTCATACGGTCCACGGTCAGACGCAGCGAGTAGGCCCACTTTTAAGGAAAAGCAATGTTTGAAATTGAAAAAGCAATCCCCGTACCAACAAAAAGCAAGTACCCGTTTGAACAAATGGGCATTGGCGATTCTTTTTATGTCAAAGGTGGCAAAAAAGCAATCGCCTCTGCACGAGTTGCCGCTAAGACTTATTCAGACAAAAGCGCCAATGGATCTGATCAGCCTGTTTTTATTACCAGGACTGATGATTACGGTGTCCGAATCTGGAGAATAAAATGAGTTACGCAGACGTTGAAATCGAAATCATCCGTTGGGCAGAAGCTCGGCAGATCATCCCAAACAGTACCCCTCAGACTCAACTGATGAAGACTGTTTCAGAACTAGGAGAATTGGCAGATGCAACGATCAAGAATGATAGAGAAGGCATTGTTGACGGGGTGGGTGACGTTCTTGTCACTCTTGTTATCTATTGCGCTCTACAAGACATTAATCTGGTGGACTGCATGAAGGCAGCTTATGCGGAAATCAAACCCCGCAAAGGCACTCTCTTGCCCAACGGTGTGTTTGTCAAAGAATGAGCGCCCTAGAAGTTCAGATGGGTGGCAGTCACTACAAAGACAAAGCCATCCAGCCTGTTGAATACATCTATGCCAATGGCATTGGATACTGCGAAGGTAACGTCATCAAATACGTTACCCGCTACAAGGACAAGAACGGTATTGCAGACCTAGAAAGGCTCTGCATTACCTGGAAATCCTTATTCAGCTAGAACGGCGTAAGCTTGCTTGATGTGGGCAATTCGGTCTTCTAGGCCGATTGTCCCGCCATTGATGCGTTTGGTCATGGCAGCATAGTCCATAGCATCAGCCATGGCATTCAAACCATGTGTTGACCAAAAGTAGCCAGCAGTCAGGGCAGCATACTTAGGAGTCGATACCAGGTCAGGGTTCATCACGAAATCCACCCCCAAAGCTTTACCAGCATGGTAATAATTGGAGTGACCTGTGGTTTGAATGCACCCCCTCCCCCTAAAACGATAGCCATCCCCTGAAGCTTCGTCTCGATTACCCATTCGGTCAGCGTAGACCTTGTTGGCAATCAGCTTGGGTTGCTTGGCATATTGCTGTGCAATTCCAATGTTAGGAAACCGCTTAGGCCAAAGCTTTATCAATGTCTCGGCCTTGTAATTTAGATTCTCTTCAAGCACCTTGAAGTTGCCACACTCATGTGAGCATTGACCAATGAAGCAAGCCTGTTGACGAACAGTGCTGATGCCAAACCGATCAAAGGTTTCGTTCAAGGCATCGACCCACTGAGGACCGATTTTCAGCTTGGCAAGTTGTTCAGCGGTTACTGGCATTGATAGATTCCCTTACTTGTTCGTAGGCTGTGATGCAGGCATTGAGTTGATTGATGGCTTTGTCTCCGTCTGCTGCGATTTCAGCAATAAGGAGGAGAGTCTGTCTGTCAGATTCGCTTCCCGCCTCTTGGCTATTTCCGGTGGGAGCGGGGGTACTTGCGGTGGCTTGTACACAACTGGAGGTGGGGAGGCGCACCCTGCCAGCACGGATAGAACGCTCAAGAGCAGACTGTTTTTCATCAATGACATCATTGGCCTCTTGCAGTTTGGTTGCTGTGGTGTTCAGTTTCTCGGCAGCTAACAGCTCTTTCTGCCGGGACTCTTCGTTCTTGATGGCTATCTCAGCCTGCATATCAGCATCACGCTCATACCACCCATTGTGGAATCCCCAACGATAAATGCCAAACAGCGCCAGCACCAAAGCAACGGCAATGTAGACAGAGCGGGGGATAAAAATCATGCCTCATCCTTTGCCAAAGCACGTTCATGGGCAATCTCAGCGGCTTCTGGTGGGATGTAATCAGGAGGAGTTGTAGGTGGTGGTCCTGGTGTCCAAGACTCATCCAAAGCAGGATTGACCCAAGCAGGCAAAGCACCAGAAGAAGTCCAAACAGGAGTATGAACCGCCATCTGAGGGCATGGAGGAGGGCTAGAAGGCGATGAAATAGCCTCGGCTAACGCTCCTACACCCTTGCGGCTCATAACGCCTCCAATGCCTCCTACGACAAGCAACACAATGTCGTTCAGCATCTTGGTGTAAGCCTGGTCAATCGGAGCCATTGACTTGATAGGCTGAGTCACAAAGGTAACCGAGTACAGCAAAGCAACAACGATGAAGCAAAGAATGAGGGTTACCGCAATAACAACAAAGCCCCAGATACGGACTTCGACTTCTTCAGCGGTTAGACGAGGCTTCTGATGCTGCTGGTGTTGCAATTTGCTTCTCCAAGATAGGGGCTACAAGGTATTCAGGGCACTGCTGAGTAAACTGACACTTTGGCTTCTGGCACTCTTTGGTATAGAAGTTGTCAGGGTTTTGGCAAGGATACCTGTAGACATCCTTACATCCAGACAACACAGCAAGCATGGCAAAAATGATGTACTTCATCTCTTGTTTCCACATTTAGCAGTTTGGCAATGGTCAAACAGCATGTAGATGCCGCCACCAACCATACCAAAGCAAAGCACAACAGCAAGAACAACAGTGATGATCTCAATCATCTCTTCTTTTTCCCGCCTAGCCCTCTTTGCACGTTCAAGTTCAGCACGAGCAGCATGTTTGTCTTCTTGATCCATTGCACGAACACGTTCTTGGATGTTCTCCCAAATGTCCATGTTGTTTGGAAAAAACAAACCTTTCAACTGTTCTTCAAAGTCTGCTTGGGACTTGAGAGCCAACTCAATTTCAACTGCTTTGCCAAGGTTTGAGCCACCTTGCTTTTTCGTTTCCTTGACTGCCTTTACAGCCTGATGCTTGGCATCAAAATAGTTGCCGATCAATGGACCCAAGCTTGCCACATCATTGGCGGTCTTGGATGCTTGCTTAATTAACGATACTGCTTTCTGGACTGCCGAAAAAGCAGCCATAGCCGTCATGATAGGTTCCATACTTCACCTGTACAGCGGGATGATTTTTGATATACACCATACAATGAAAAGCAATAGAGAAACTGCCGCTACGAATGCAACGGCAAAGTCCTTCATTTGTGAGTTTTGAAGCTATCCCACAGCAGACTAACTGCCGTGATACAGCCCCCGATAAAAAGAATTGGTTTGGCAAGCCTACCTAGCCAATCAAGAACAATGAAAGCTCCAGCAGCGGCTTCAAAAGCTTTCACAACACCCTCAGTGTTTTGCTCAATCCGGTCAACCTTTTGCTCAACAGTAAGCAGCCGAGCGTAGATTTCAGCGTGTGATACTTCCTGCGTCATTTCAACGAATCCTTGGGCTGTTGTAGTTGAGTCCACCTTGAGGGTAAGCGGAAGGAGGTGCTACACCTCGGCCACCCCCAACTTGTTGAGCGTAAGCTTGTTGAGCAAGCAACTGTTGAATCTTAGCAGCTTCATCAGCATTCAATGAACCTGCATCCAAGCCTGGTGGCAAGAAACCAAGC